TATTCATTTGCAATCTGCATGGCGAAACCAAGCATCGTGAGGGGGTATAAAATCAAACGTAGGTAGTCTGCCAAATCCTGTAGTATCATTTGAATAGTGTTCCTACTATAACGGCAATAGCACCGATTACCGATGTAAACGTTGCTTGTGCTAAGTTATAGATTGTAAGTCTCTCCTTGAGGGAGGCAACGTCTTTCTCAGTCTGAGTCATTCTATCAACGAGCTTAGTAAACTCTGCTCGTGTAATGTAATCCCCCTTCACACCATAGAGCCCATCGTGAACATCGTCTACGGTATCCTTTAGTTCTTTGACATCCTCTTCCAGGCGGCGCACCTTTTCCTTGAGCATTCCACCGTTTCCCGCTGCATCGTCAGTCATATCTATTTGATTGTCTCCTCTATGGTTAGGATGATGGAGCGGCGATGTTTTCACCGACCTCGAATGTCTCAATGTCTGTGTGCCATTGTCCGTCAGGGCCTCGTACCAAGGCCTGAACTTGCCACTGTCCTGCTACATTTATGTCGCCTTCGATGAATGTGTACTTCACCTTACCATCAGCACCAGTGGGAGGCGTGGACATCACTGCTTCTTTGACCATCGCATCCTCACCAACACCAGGGGGCTGGAAGAGGAAAATCATAAAGTCTGAGCCAGCCAGGGGAAGCGGCTTATTGGTAGCCCTATTCATAATTGTCATTTCAAAGTCTGTGCCGTAATCGCCAACGTGCATATCGGGTCTGGTTGTCATAACTTGGTCTCCACCTTCACAGTCTTATTGACCTGACTGCTCTTGTAAGTATTCTTTCCAAATGTGCTTTTGGATATCTTTGTTGTCATGTAAGTTGTGCGGGAGATTTTCACTCTTATAACTCCGAGGATTACTTCGGGGTCATAAACATCTGCCATTATATCAGCAGGAAGTGGTCTCGCATAGTACGGAGTTAGTGCCGAACCTGTCACATCTGTAAAGGCGTCTGCTCTTGGGTTCCAGATTTCAACTGGACAGAAGACAGTTTCAATAATAGTGTCTGTTTCAGCATTTGCTGAAAGTGGGCTGAATATGAAAGGCGTAAAGACCTCAGGGTCTACAGTGCTCACCGATGTCTGAGCTATACCATCCTTGAAGTAGTAGGGCGTGAACACATCAGGGTCAGCACTGTCTACTACAGCCTCAGCTATAGCATTGAAGATGTCAACGGGGGTGAAAACTATTCCTATGGTGCTTTCGGTAAGAGCATCGGCAGTTCCACATATCCACTCGAAAGGCGTGTAGACTTCTCCAAGTAAGGTGTTGGACGCTATACTTACACTGTCGGGAGTGTACTCAAATGGAGTGTAGATTGTAGGATTGGGGGCATCAACCCTTACATCTGCCGAGGAGATTGTAAGGTTCAGCGGGTTCCAGAACGATGGTCGATGTCCTAAGTCTGAGATAGCATCAGCGGTATTGCAAGTCCACTCGAAGGGTGTATAGATTGCCTCTACTGTGCTATCAACCACAGCCGTTGCTGGTCGGGGGAACAAAACCAGTGGTGTGACTACGTGCTCACTGATAGCATCACAACTAGTGAAGACCGCAGCGGGAGTATAGACGAATGGAATGTAAGCTGATTGTAAGGATGAACCTGACATACAGCTTGCATTTGCTGGTGTGTACTCGAATGGAGTGTAAATAACGGGTGCGCTTATTGACACTTCGCATGTAGCTGGCTCAGGCGTGATACACAACGGAGTTACTATAACACCTAAGGCGGTTTCTGTTACACAAGATGCGCTCTCTGGTGAGACTACTACCTCAGTCGAGCACGTGACATCCACACCAGTAGACGCATCTGCTGGAGATGGAGTAATCTCGACTGGAACAACTGACTCGTAATAGGTTTCGGTCTCTGCGGTTGCAGGGCTTGGGGTGAACTCAAATGGTATCTCAACTGTGGGCTCAGACGTATCTGAGACAGCATCGGCAGGGTCAGGCGTGTAGTTCAGTGAGCGCACGTACTCAACCGACACGCCAATGTTGCTAATCCGTATCTGAGATGGGCTTGTGTACTCAAGGCTTACACCAAGATTACTCAGGCGAATGTAGTCTGCAAGAGTATACTCAAGAGACACACCAAGGTTGGTAGTCCTAATAAATGAAACGGCGTCCTGGTATTCGAGGCTGACACCGATATTGGTCAGGTTGAGATATTCATGCTCGAAACGTAGCGTTGGATTTACTCTGTCTGCAAGTGCATCGGCAGGGTTTGGAGTGACACTTACGATAACCAGTGGTATCGTGTCAGCTACAGCATCTACTGGAGTAGGAGCCCATTCAAATGGAGTTAGAACAGTTGGGGCTAATATGTCAGATATAGCATCGGCTGGAGAAGGGGTAATCTCCAGCGCACTGGTTGTTCCTTCGAGAAGAAAATTGCTACCAGTCTCTAGGAGAAGATAACCACCAGACTCCAGCTTCAGCCTAGCCATGAGTTAGGCCTTTCTGTTACGCTTATTATCGTAGCTCGCCGTGACAGGCCCAGGTAGTATCATGCCGTACTTCTTGCCTGTCCACTTAGTGAGTGTTCCAAGTAGCGGAGTTGGGTAAATAATTCCATGGGACTGTTTCCATGCTATCCATACTAGCGCACCATTTACAGAGCACTCATTAGTGCCAGCGTCATGGACAATCTTCAGTAAGGCTGCGTTCACAGCGGCTACAGTCCAGGCAGCCGCAGTATTGGGGTCAGTAAGCTGGAGCGCCCCTCTCTTAGTAGTCCAAGTTGTGCCACCAGCATCGAAGGTAGTACTTGTCCCATCTACGCCACCAGAGCGTATCATAAAATTCACGCCAGCCGCACTTCCAGCCGTAGTCCTGCGATGACGTATAACAGAAAGCATACCCAAAATAGTAACACCATCAGAGACACCACCAAGAAAACCCAACTTCATCCTGTCTTCTTGGTTAGCGCTAGATGACTTTATCAAATTGTTATCTTGAGAGTCCCAGGTCTGAGCTAGAACTTGCCAGTCAGCCTTACCTGAGTCCACAACTGTCCAGTTTCCACCACCCGCATCAGTTCCATTTAGTGCCAGCAGGGATATATTGGTAGGCCCAAACCAGTCACTATACCCTACGCTGTCCTTAGCACAAATCAACACGCCGCTGAAGTATCTTGCTCCTGCATTAGCCTGTGCCTCGACCACACCCAAGCGATAGCGCCGTGGCAAAGCAGCCCCATTGTTCAATCCAGTCTGCGTAAGAGCAGGGTCTTCGTGTCCATCTATCTTGACAGTGAACGCTCCAGTAGAGGCATCGGTCTTCCAGTAGAACTCGATGCGATGCTTGGTGTTCTGTATTACTTTGTTGGTGGTTGATGTATATGCTGTGCTATTAGCATTATCATAAAGTTGGAAGTAACCAGATGCAGCCACCCGAAGACTGAACAGTTGGGTGGGTACAGAGTCGAGGACAGAGAAGAAGGCTGTGATTGCCGATGGAACATTCTCGAAGTAAACATAGAGTTCTCCGTAAATCTCAGCATCATCATAGCCCCAATCAATCTCTCCATAAGCCACTACACTTGAGCCACCAGTAACGGCACGTAGTAGAAAGAGTTGACCACTGTACGTACTACCACCCCCTCTTCCAAGGTTAGCACCTGCGCCAACAGAAACAGCATCGAAGGGCGAGTTTGCTAATGGGCAATCCCAATCATTTACCAAACAGTCGTAGTTTAAGATGCTGCGAAGTGTCATGGCTAGACCTCTGCAATTGCTATTCCATGCGAGTAGTTCCCGCCAATTGGTTGGTCTCTATCACCTATTGTTCCTCCAGGCTGGAAAATCAAGTAGGTAATTGCTCCAACAATCACGGTATCCAGATGGGCAAGTACGCCAGCACCGTACGAGACATTTTGCGGCGTAGAACCAAATGGAGCAAACAGAAGTCCGTCAAACATACCTCGCAGTTGGGTATTTCCGTACCCACCAGCTGTGCCAGTGGAGTAGGCGTATGAGTCGTATGCATAAATCGGGTAGAGCAGAATTTTCCCACCATTGAACGGCAGTAATTGACTGTAGCACTGGCGAGTCTGACCTAAGCCATCTACGGAGCCAAGGAAAGCACCCGTTGGATTTCCACCAATCCATGTATTAGGCCAATAGAAAGTCCCTCCACCCTGTGACAAGAGCGTTTGCCCTAGCCATGTGGTCACAGCGCCATCTTTGCTGGATAGCAGAAATACGCAATTCGGGTCGGCTGTTCCAGCTATGGCAGTGTCAAAGCCACCGAAATATACCCAGTTGCGATAGTTCGTAGTCTTGGAGTCGATGGCAACAATAATACGGTTGGCTGTGATTGACATATACATATCAACTAAAGTAGCCGCCGCAATCGGAGCAGGCCCAAGGTACACCCTGCCACACTTCCCATTGTCTGAGCCGTTAGAACCCGCATGAGCAGCCCACGCTCGCCAACCTTGGAATTGGATATATGTATAAGTTCCAGACTGAGTAATCTGGACATACTGTGTAACGCCCTGGCTGTTTACAGCAGAGAACACAAAGTAAGGTGTACCGTCAACCTCGCTCCAGCCATTAGCCATTAGATTTGTTCTGATGGTCGATATAATTGCATCGGCACGAATGCCAGCGTCTACAACCCAAGCCATGTCAGCCTCCTATGAATGTGTGATACCACTTGCTAAAATGCACAGCCCTGAGGCGCTGGCCTTGCAGTAAAGGAACGAGTTGGCTGGCATGACCTGTTCGCCTTCCCATCCAAGGTGTCCTTGCTGCGTGTTGGGAGCAATCGGGAAATCGTAATACAGTGCGTTATCCGCACCCGCTGAGCCACCCTGAGGAACAATGTGAATACGAACAGTGATAACCACACCTGTCGTATTGCATACATCAAAGCTCTTCAGGATGGTGACTACTCCAGTTGAGGTGTAGAGTGTTCCACCAGCCGAAGCTATTGCTGCCGCACAAAGTTGAGCTGCTGTATTTGCCATATTAGAACCATCCTAGTAAATTCATGGGGGCTAAGACTTCATCCACACCAGCGCCGCTGGCGAAGACAATCTTGAGATTAGCAAAGGAAATTCCTTTGGAGACAGGTGTCGTACCCACGTCTATAACGACATAAGCCAAGTCCTCGTCCTCGACTGTGGTAACAACATCCAGTTCAGAAAGCATCTCGTCTGTCATAGAAATTCTCCTAGATTACCGCTGTACCAATCTCACTAATAACCTCAAGTGCATTGATATCGTCCTCTTCCCAGGGTTCGTTGTCTACTGGATTGAGTTTGAGCCCTGTGCCAATAACTTGTTTGTAGCTTAGCTGAAGCTCCAGGTCGTCAGTCATCTGGTCAGTACCGCCATCGGGAAGAATACCCAATTTCACGGTATGCCCTACGGCAGTAGTCTTTCGAGCTCTGCCTTCAGGGTAGACACGTATGATAGTCTTGTCTGTACCATCAAAGCCACTTACTGTAAACTGTTCTTTGACGCCACCGTCACCACCGTCCCGATAAACAAAAGATGTGTCACCATCGTGGGGAATGTCCTGAACAAGTAAATACTTGTCGATGTCATCACCATCACTGCCATGCCATTCGTGAACTGTGCCTTGACCAACGACAGGAACGAAAGCGATGGTTGCATCATCAGGCCAGCTATTGTCCCCCTTGCCATCATCATTGTTGGTATCATTCATGGCGAAGTCGTCAATAACAAAAGTTCCAGCTTCAGTTCTGAAGAGGAAGTTGTCTACTGTAGAGTAATTTTCGAGGGTATCACCAGTGTAATCAATAATCTTATTGCCGTTGGCATAAACAATCCACCGCCCACCACTATTGGCTATCTTGAGATAAGTCATAAGGGTGTACGGGGTGTCGAGTTGAACGGCGTAGCTCGATGTTTCTCGATGACCGTTTCCCTCAGCACAAATTCGATGAAGACTATCAATCCCCACTCGTAGTACTATGCTAGTACCATTCCTGAATGATGGACACTGGTCATCGCTCCAATCCCACCCACTGGAAGAAGGCCAGTGAACCTTTACACGAAAGAATAATTCTGACAATGGGGAAAATATCTTATAGTTCTGAGCAATCCTGTAAGCGTGAGGACTACCCAATCCAGCTACAATAGTAGAGCCAGAATGACCATCCCAAAACAAAAGGTCTTGGAACTCAGCACCGTCCTGCAATATACGTGTCATAACAGACCTCCTAAGAGTAGTCGGGTAGGGTTTAGTACCTACAACAGCGCTTACTGAGGGTTGGAAGCCTCACGTTCAGCGCCAGCGTATTGTCTTCATCGCAGTGTGTCCAGCAATCCACACCGCCGACTAATAATTTATGATGTCTCTAAGACACGAGCTTCCAGGTTGATGAGCCTGAAGGGTGAGCCATCCTGAACTGAGCGCTCTCCACCAAGCGACCAGAAGAACAAAATCTTTCGGTCTGCTGGTGTGGCATTGTCATCAGTAAGTACAGCGTAGGCGGCTGTACCAGTAGCAGGGATGGGGCCACCGTCTGCTGTCCACTCAACATCCTTGACCTGGACACGGCCCAGGTTGCCAGTGTCGTCCTCTTCAGCGAAATCGAAATCGGTATCGCCAGGGTCGAGCTCATAGCCACCAGCGACATAACCATTACCATCATCAATCTCGGTAAGGTCAGCCATGGTGTCAGTGTCCTCGGATGGAATGTCGTCACTGGTAACGAGCGCCACGTAGTAATTGGTCGGGAGCGTGGTTCGCTGGAAAATCTGCTTCAGTGAGTCAGCCTTGAATTTGTTAGTCCAACCAGACATAGTATCTCTCCTCGCTCAGATGGGTCTGAGCTTGTTTTGTGTATAGGTAGTAATAAAAGATGATTACTATCTATGCATGAAATAAACTGCTTATCCCAGGTAGCGAACCGTGACTTCAACTGCATACGTCAGGGCATCGCTCAGGGTTACAGCCAGAGTCATCGTGCCATTCAAGATGAACTTCTCGTAAGAAGACACCAGGGAGCCCGCACCATCACAGGCTTGCTTGCGGGGAGCAAACAACTTGTCTGTCTTACTGGCAGGACACGCCAGGATAGCCCCCTCAACAGGGTCAGACTGTGTGATGGTCAGCACAGTTGTAGCTGGAGCACTGGCATGATAATTGACATAAATGTCAATGAGCTCACCTTCAAGCCCTGCAATCTGAGCCGAGCCAGATGCGGAGCCAGCAACGCCAGTGGTCGTAATCCTTGCACGTTTACTAAGTATTCGGGTCATTTTGAGTCTCCTTATATCGCAAAGTAGTGTGTATCCGTTCAATCTCTAGTGGACGTACATCCTGCCATATTCCACCATTGTCGTCTATCCAAGTGATAAAGATATTATCCCCGATGACGGAGCCTATCCCTTGCAGATGGAACTCATGTTTCTGACCATCGTGCAGGATTACTCTTTTCTCGTGAGCCTGGAAGAAGCCATCGCATTTCTCTCCAAGCAAAGAGGTGATTGTGGTAAACATTTGGTGAAGTTGTAGGACATGTATTGAGAGACCTTCATCCCTTAGGTATATCAGTAACTTCTGCCAGGATGTGAGCTCTTCGGGAATAGGAGCTGCCTCTTCTACAAATTCCTTATTGGAAAGGATGGCTGTCCAACTTACCGAAAAGCCCTGTGAAGGTTCTATTTCTATTACTTGTTCGCTCATGTAGGTCTCCTCATTGTATCATAAAACTTAGCTGTAGGTTAGCGCTACACCCATATCGAAGTTGCCCTTGCTGCCGACACTCTGAGCAGCGACACTCATGGCAAGGTAGAAGTAGTGAGTTGTAGCTGGCGCAGCTTGGTCTGCAAGGTCAAGGCGCTCACCAGAATTATCGCCACCGATATTGGCAACATCATCGTTGATTTTAGTCCAGCCACCAGCATGAGCAACACCACGCTCGTAGGCATAGACTACAACGCCCTCTGCCTCTACAGTAACCACAGTGCCATTGAAGGTATAGAACCTTGCAGCAGTTGTGACCACCGCCGATGCATCTGAGAACTTGATGCGGAGTGTGCATTCTGCCTCTGCGAGGTTGGCATCATTCAAGGTCTCGCTGCCACCACCGTTCACGCTCATGGTTGTGTCAGTCAGGTACTTCACATTATTGACATGGTTCGCCCCGCACTGGTCAGTACCAGGGTCTCCTGAGCCAAGATGAGTACCATCCTGAAACGCATCAATGCTCACTGGAGCGGTAAGGTCTGTGAGGCTACCACAGAAGACCTGGGTAGCAGAACCCATGTCAGCCCAACCAGGGCCAGCCCCACAATAGAACTCGAAGTTGAATGTCGCCATAGTTATCTCCTTGTCAATTTTACTATACTATTCATCAATGCGTCTTACCATGAAATAGGGATTAGCTTTGTAGCCATCCGAGTCAAGCCAGACGTTGCGCTGAGAGGTTCCGCTAGTCCTCTTGTTGTTTAGGACAATCGTAATGTAATCTCCAGCCGTAAGGGATACCTCTACTGCATAGAACGCTGGTTGTCTCCAGTACACGGCCCTGCCGAACAAGAGTTCGGTTGAGCCATTCTTCATAATCTTAGCCCACACACCAGCAGAGTAGATATCGGGGTTGACATTATCATAGTGGTCAAACCAGCCTACGTAAATCTGATACCAGCCTGTAGCAGGGATAGTAATCCGCTGAGCGTGTTGATGGGTGTCATCAGTCCACATACTGGAGGTGTCTATTTCTTCGAGCTCCCACTCAAGTGTAACATCTGTATTTGCTGGTAGGTCTCCAGTGTTCCAATGAAGCCCAAATACTTTGCAGATAGTCTTACAAACATTTTTGGACACGTTCTTTATGCTGGCACGATAGGATACAGAAGCACTAACGGTTCCACCACCAGCGGCATGTTGTGTCAAGGTGACACCTATCCACTCTCCAGCAGCCATCCAGCCCATCCAGTCAATACATTCAGCATGGATAAGCCCATCCCCTACAGGGCCAGAATTGGAGACTCCATAAGTGGGAGGCCCATCGTGATACGGACTAGTATCTCTTGAGCCTGTGATGTAGGCATTCCAAATCTTGCCTCTACCGTTGGCTATCTTGAAGTAAAACATGAAGTGGTAGAAGCCATCGACTGGAGCGTAGAACTTATCTGGATTGGTGGTCGGACTATGAAAAGCGTTGCTATCGTAGAGCTCCGTAGTGAAGCTCAGGGCTACTGGAGTGGAGTCTACCATCGAACCGCTGTAAGTGCCAGTTGCAACACAACCGTATAAAGTCATTATCCAATTCTCCTTACAACAAATCTAGGAGGACAGATTTCTTGATTGCTACCAAAGAGTATGTTTTGGGCCTGGGCTACAAGAGCTTTTATCCTGACCACATCAGGAACATATTGGTCTGTCACAAGATGCCCTACCCAATGCATGAAACAGTACTGCCTGTCCATCCAGTTGAGGGATGGATAAGCACTGTCTCCGTACATCTTCTGTGTGGGGTAAGCCTTGGAGCCATACTCATTGTAGGTGTGGTTATATGTGCCAACATCAATCCTCATACTGTCCATGCCGTAGGTATCGAAGTATCCCCAAACTTCGTAGTAACCATCCTGTTTGATGTTGAAGGTCTTACCCGCAAAGTCATCGGTCTGATAGTAAAGGCTGTCAGGGTCACTTGGTTCGTCCGAAAACTGATGGTCTGTATCAAATTCAGGGTACTCATGGAAGTTATCATCAAGTGTCTGATTGCCCGAAGCCCCAACACTTCCCCATGCCAGAGGTGTGATGAATGCATGTTTAGACGTGCTGACATTTATACCAGCAGTGCCCTCGATAAAACAGTGCTTGGACGCAACTGCATCCTCGCTCACGGTCTTGATAAAGCATGGAGCGTGAGCTCGAACATCGCCTACAGCGATACCTTCAATGTAGCAGGAACGAAATGCACTGGCATCGCCCACGTTCTGGCACATAATGAAACAATGTTTACTTGCGAGAACAGCACCAGCGGTGGGAGCGTGAACAACATGAACAGTCAGGTTCTTCCCTACAGTACCAGTGCCAATTTGAGCTATCTTTACTGTAAGGTAGGAAGCTGAATACCAAGTGTTTGAGTCAATAGCGATTGTGAAGCCTGTGTTCTCTCCAGCAGCAATAACTGGTCTATTGTCAGGGTCTAAGAATATACTCGTCCCATCCATGAGCACATCAACAATAATATCGGTTGTGACTGGTGGAACTGACACGGACAAGAAGACCTCAGATATCAATTGAGCACTGCCATATAAGTTATAAATCCTTATACCATCATCCTGAAGGTCGATATCTCCAGGGAAGGTAAAAGTCGTCATCTTGTAACCGCTGTCGCTGCCGCCGCCACCACCAGGAGGAGAGCCAGCCCTCGAAGTCCATCTTACCCCATCCGTAGAATAGAGATAAACTCCAGGCATCGAGGGAGCGGGAGTATGATAGAGTGGATTACCTGAGGCGATATCGGATGCGTGAAGACTTGGGTACAGCATGTCCCAAGCGCCTCGGTCTCCTTTTAGTGGTGTAGCTGGCATAATAACCTCATGTGATTAGCCAATAATCAATAGGCTGTCTGAAGGGGGCATCCAAAACCACAAAGCAACCACCAAGGTCAAAGGCGTACTGAGCCCAACTGGTTGGCGGTGTTGGTAAGATATCATTATAAGTGGCAAGCTCAGTTCCATCAAGTGCCGTGAGATGAAGCGTATTTCCGTCTGTCTCGTCCCACCATAGGAAGCTAGGGCCGTACTCGTCTACCACAAAAGCATAATGCCAGTCCTCGATAGACCACTCGTCAAGCGTGAGTGTGCCTATCTCCACTGGTGGATTGTTGCCATCAGCCCTATAGCACTTTCCATCTCCTTGGTACACAAAGTAGGCATAGTTCTTGTCACAGACCAGAGCTATGTAATATCCGTACCAATCGGGGTCTTTCACAACCAGAACACGGTAAGTCCATGTGTCTGTGCTCATGTCATAAGAGCTCACGGTATAGTACTCGTCATCCTCATCGGAATAATCTGCGAAGAACAAGAGCCCTGAAGTAGCATCGTAAACTAAGTGAGCTATTGTCTCTGAGCCCATGCTAGGACTTCTTGAGCTACAGGTAAGCTGCTGGCTGGCGATGTCGAAAGTAAACATCTGAAGACCAGTATATCCTGAAGGATAAGAGCCATACCCTGATGGATAATCGTAGTTTTCAATGACAATCTTTTCGTTTCCAATAAGAACTGGATTAGCATTCAACCACGACTCAAGATTACTAAGATGTGGTCGTGTCCCTGCTACAAGCCTTACCATGCCCCACTCAGTGTCTTGAGTAAAGTTCTTATAGTAAATAAATATGCCACCAGTGAGATACTGATAAGTCTCACCAGTCTCCTTTGTCCAGTGCTGCATCATCCCTATTACGTAACCCCACACATCACCACTGGCGTCTTTTGCAGACATAGTGAAGTCAGGCCACATATTCTCGTAATCGGGAAGAGTGCTTCCAACAGCAGACTCGTAGTGTCCACGCCATTCAAGTTCTTGAGTAACTGTACCTTCCTCAAAATCTACTGTGTGTGCATGATAGGTGTAATATCTATTGGGGGCAGTTCCCTCACGTCCGTGGTTGTGCTCAAAGGCTACAAGTATCTTTCTGTCCATCAAGTAAGAGATGTGCAATTCTCCTACAGCGTTATTATAGGAAGCGCCCACGTAAAATGTATGTACCTGGATGCGAGTAGTAGTGCCAGTGGATATCTGATACTCAATAACATCCTTTCGAGCAGCGTAGTTGCTCTCATCATCTGATGCCTCCATGTAAACATAGTCGCCATTCCGAACAATACTTCCACCTGTCAGATAACAGAACGGAAATATAGTGGGGTTCCTGGGCTGGTAGCTTGGATGAAACGTGTTGTGTGTCATTAGATGTGGAGTGCCAATAACACTACTGGCATTATAGGTAGCCGTTTCGTCTTGGACTTGTTGCCAGAACTCCCCACTCCATACCTCGCCACTGTTCCTGACAATGGGTAGGGGGCATGTATAGGGATTAGGTTCTATGATAACGTTGTCGTACTCTTCGTAAGGAGACATCTTCTAGGCTTCCTTCAGTAAGTAGTAATCGACTTGACCAAGGGATGGACTGGAGCGTGAAGAAGAAACCATTACAAGAGCCATGTCAGATAAAATCCTGTAGTGAATAGCCCTGTTGTTGGAATACGTAAACGGCAGGGAGCCACTAATGGTAATATCTCTATCGGTTCCTCCATTCAGCGACTTACCCTCAAGTATCCCTGACCTCAAACTCCACAACATATTTTGGGTTCTATCTATGGCTATGCCAGACTCAAAATAGTGACCGTTCCACTGTGAATAGTCAACGTTGATTGTGGTTATCGGTGTCATCGAGGGAAGCTCAAAAACATCAAGTGCAGTAGGAACAGTTGGCTCTCTATCCACTGCGTAGCATTTACTTATACCCTGGAAATAATGACAGCCTCTCCCATCGGGAGTGCCAGCCTCAGCACCCTTGGTCTGTGATGGAGTTCCAGCGAGGTCTATGCTGAACAGAAAATATCCTGAGTTTAGATTACTATGTGCATCGTCTTCTAGCCACATCTGGTAGTAGTAGGTATCAGTGTCGTGGTCAATAACACCACCAACCTCATAGAGCCAGTTCCACTCCCAATCGCTATCAGTCCAGTCATACACCTGAGTAATCTCACTGGTAGATACATCCACAAATATCGTGGTTGCCCATGGTCTCTGCACTGGTGGGTCATCATAGTAGTGAGGGTCGTAAGTACTCATCGAACCCAAGCCAACTGTGATTATCATCTTGCTGCCATAAAACGCTGGAGGCGTACAGTTCCAGGTGACTTCATATAGGTCGTAACTATATCCAGCATCGGGGGCTGGTACTACCCATTGGTCGCTCATGCTGTTTAGGTCAATATCGTAAATCCAGAACCTAAGCATAACCTCGTTAGGACAGGTCTCTGGATAGTCATCAGCCATCCATGTGCCTGTATACACAATATAATTCTTGCTCCCATTCTTGAAGTACAGAAGAGACACAGTATCCCAACTCAGGTAGGGGCTTCCACTATATTCTCCAGGCCAACAATCGACTTCGTAGATTACTTCCCTGTTTGGAGTACCGCCGTTGAATGTTACTCTGCATAACTGAAGTTTGTCAGTCTCACCAGGATAAGCCTCTTCAATGGTGTATATAGTGTCCTCGTCAACAATAGTGAAGTTGATAAGAAAGTGACTTCCAGCAAGTTCGGGGTCGTATGTTTCCTGAGCAAGGGTAGCTGCATCAGCACGAATGAGTAAGGTTCGAGCGCTAGACGATGCCTTGGAAAGGGTAAATAAATAGTTGCTTGTCATCCCAATCCTTGGTTCGCTATAACCCTCCACATAATCACTCGTAGAATAAAGGAGAGTCGAGGCAAGTGTTTCTACATCACCCAATGTCTGCCCTGCGCTCCATGGGACATCGAGCATTGTTCGGTCATGGGTCATTCCGTGGCAGGGGCCAGATATATAAACTAAATCAGGACAGTACATGCCACTCTCACTTAGGATGACGTTACTATACTCAGTATAGGTCATTTGAAAATGTCCGTCTTAGCATAGTAATTACTGTGCAGAACCTTGATGTGTCCAGTGTCAGCGGCGAAAGCATAAGCCTCACCAGCTACACTGTCTGCTATGGCAGTAGAGTTCTCAAACACAAGCCTGACATTTCCATCAGCAGCTACTACAGCGTCAGACTCTCCAGCCCCACACTGGTAACAAGCAATCTCGCAACCCTTGATTTTAGAGGTTGTATCATCTGGAACGGGGCTCAGATTTGTCTGAGCTATTACAGCACTAATGAGACTTCCGCTATTCTCTTGATTTATAACGGACAGGTTTTCAAGTGTACAGAGCGCATCTATAGTGACTGTGCCTCTGATGATACTCTGCCTGGAGCTAATCCCCTCAAGGTCAGTGCCAGGAACGAGAACAAAATCTCCCTCCAGGTCTACCTCAGGAAGCCAGATAACATCTCCAGCTACAGAGTCAATTATTGCTGAGCCAAGACCAGTGTTTGTGGATGGGTACATGGTCAATAAAGCGCCATCGTGGTACAGGCAGATGGTTATCTGCGTGATACCGTTGCTTCCCCAAGCCATGTCGCTATTACGCTTCAGCCAGTCCTGCAAGTCCTCCATAGAGAGACCTTCTTGACCAACAGCCACTACAGTTGGTTCAGGAGTAGTGAAGTCTACTCTTACTTTCTGACCAACACTTACAGGGCCTCCCACAATCTCAAGGCGGCGCATAAGAGCTCCATTGCCAGACAGCTTTACGCTTGCCCTGCCATAAAACAGGTCAACGACTGTGGCTGGTACAGAGATACCAGACTTTGTGCTCGTCTTGATTACTCTTGAGAGAGGCTTAGCCATTAGTAGGTCACTTTCTCCCGACCACGTATCACCATCGAGTTATCTGTATTCTCACCAATCATTTGGAACGTGAATTGCACTGACTCGATAATGACATCAGCCACCTGTGGAATTATAGAACCCCAGGGAGTGTAGTTTATCTTGTAGACATCACCCACCACCAGGGCAAGGTCAGGCCTCATTGTAATCTCATGGGTATGTCTACTCTCGTAGGTCTTACGCATCATTATAACGGCTGCGTGTAGAGCGCCAACTGTCAGATTTGGCAAGCGCATGAGCTTAGTGGAGAAGCCAAGGGCTTTGGCGAAGTCTGCGTTCTGCCATGTCTTTACGTCCTCCACACCCTGAATTATAGCATCGCTCGCCCCTTCTGTAGGGACAGCGTGATGATATCGGTGTCTGATAGGAGCTCGTACTGCGGTAATCTCGTCACGTGTAAATGCATACCAGTAGTCCATAGTGCCATCGGGTTCTGGTACTGCCTCAACAGGACGCTCCTGAATAATCGAGCTCAGCGCACTGCGCCCATCTGTCTCAAGGTCAATATAGACAGCCTCACGCCAGTCTGCAAGTTCCCTGACGATTACGTTCCTTATGGTCGTTGGGGCAGATATGTACATCTTGACCGTAGTGCCATTTATTTCATCATACTCCAGGCCATCAAAGGCTACTGTAGCAATCCATATATCGTTGTGATAGAGACTTACAAAGTCCTCATGGAACAGGACACGATACTTCTGTTTGGTGGTTGCATTAGGAAGTGTGTACTTCATGGAGTAGAGAGGTGTGCCTGACGGTGTGCTTACAGCCCAAAATTGGAATGCTCCAGCACCAAGGCTGGTCATCACAACCTTCAAGCCAGTGTCCTCGTCTATGGCGTCTTTCTCTTCGTAGTTATCTGGAGTAACCACTACGTTGGTACGAATTTCATGGCTGGTTGGAGCATCGAGTTCATACTTGAAATCGAACCCCTCAGAGAACTCACTTGTGGTAATGTCAGTCTCACCAGTCACGCTCAGACTTGTCTGAGTGAAATCACCAGGAAAGTTTGCACTCGCACCACATAAATTTGACACAATCCTAATCAGGTCTGAGACCGTGGTGTCATCCAGACCACCAGCACCCTGATACCAGTAGCACTTTATTTCTCCTGGCAGTTCCAAGAAAGCGAGCTCACCTTCTGCATGGCGAGTCTTGGTCGGGCTGATACCAGTCACACCTATGAAGCCACCAGTAATCCAGACCTTGTTCATCAGGGTGTGGTAAAGCTGTCCTATCTGTGCGTTGTCTGAGTAATAGCGAGCTCGATTATACAGGTTCGTCACACTACCCTCAGTGGTAATCCAGATAGTCCAGTCAGCACCAGCACAGATGAAATTAGCTCCACTGTCCAGGGCAATCAGATAACCAGTTAGGCTATCCTCACTGGCTGTGTAATCAAAGTCACGACACTCAAGTCCAGCCTTGTTATTGCCGTAGGGTGGAGCATAGATACCCATGTTGCGGAACTGGTAGGGGCCACGGCAGTAGGTGGGTGGAGTAATCTTGCCACTCGCTGGATGTCCAGTGGTCGGCCCGTAAGTGTACTTATTCTCCCTAATCCTGAGTGTTCCAGAGTCAGGGAAAGCTGAGATGCTGTCCAGGGGATTGACAGGGATGCCATCGGCATTCGTGACTGTCTCGCTATTACCAGCGTAGTAGCCCATGATACGCACCCATGGGGCAGCGATGTTTCCGTAGATACCACAGCGCATGGCTACAACACGAGAGGTGAACTGAAAGCCATCTGTCTCTTTCCAGTCATAGCTGACCACAGTCTCAAAATTGTCTGTGGTGTAGTTCCACATGTTCAGGATATACGTGCCATCCTTGTGGATGAACTGCAAGCCCATATTACAATCGCCTGTAGGGTCATCAATGGCAGTGAAGCCTGGAGCGGCGTTCACGAGTTCACGCTCAATCCCACCCCTACATAGGACAATCTCGGCCTTGCTGGTCGTCCTATTATATCTGCCAACGATGTAATCTGAGGCGGTCTCTGCGTGACCTACAAGCCCACAGGCCGTAGGATAATTGGCGATACCACCAGTGATACTATTCCCAAAGATTGAAGACTGGTTGAAGTTCCATGCATTGTAGGGCTTCTCAGCGAACATGATAAAGGGTCTACCAGTGGATGGGACTTTGAACGTGCCATTGTCTTGTTTTGTCCAACTGGTGTTTGTGTCTGACCAGACCAGGGGAACCTCTACACCATCCAAGAAGTCTACACGTGCTGGACAGAACCACGTGGCATTGGCACAGTGGAATGACAGCCCAACCTTCTTTATCCTGTCTCCAATCACCCATGCATCAGCATGGTCGCCAGTGTTAGTGATGCTCACGACAATAGGATAGTCTCCAGCCTTGGCAGTTGGGTAAGTATTCGGGAAACGGCGTGTATCTGCTATTGTTATAACGGGAGCTTTCTCGTTTCCGTCCTCGTCTTCTACAATAAAGATAAGGTGGATATCATCGTTGTTGTCGCCAGACACAGCATGAGACCAGCCATAGATATTGATATTCAAAGTGTTGGCTGTAATCTTGGGGTTCGAGTCCAGGTTCAGGATAGAAGAGATTTCATCCTTATTGATAAATCCAAGGTGATGAGCACCTGTAGTCTCTTTGTAATCTACACCACCAGAGACAATCAGGTCTACTGGAGTAATGGTCAACCCGCCACCAGTATAGGTATATCCCTCGTGGTTCCAGAAGTCGATAGAGAACTTCGTGGTAGTCATACTGCCACCAGGGGCAGTATAGAGCTTGCCGCTGTCTTCGGTCATAGGGTCAAACAGGGCAGACTTACCAAAGAACTCTGCGTAGAATGGCATGGACAATCCGCTCAGACGCCACTGAGACTCATTGATACAGGACACCTTGCAATCACGTGAGCCCAGGTCGATGCCATAGTCTGCATCATCAATGATGTACGTTCCATACAGCACGTACTCATCATAAAGGACAGGATTAGCAGGGTCGGCAGGGTCGGCGGTCTTCATGCCTACATACAGTTTCAGTCTAGCAGTTTCGGTAAGGTAGACGCTATTGAAGTACTCTTCCTTGCCAGATACAACCGAGAGATTGAGTTGGTTCAGGCTGCTGTCTGAGGCTGACAGGATTTGGCTTTCAGACAGGTGGGTATGAATATAATCAGTGCCATTCTTTCCATCAAACACCCACGTGATATCAGCACTGGCATACCTATTGCAGCTTGAAATAAAGAGCTTCGCATCTCCCACAGTAGCAAGACTACGATAGCCTATGTTGCTGACCAGGGTGAACCTGTCAATCGAAAAGGTCTTCCCATCTTCAGTATAAAGGATGAGCGTGTAGGGGTTCTGTCCCTCGTAGGCATCAGTCCTAATGAACTGTCCTGCCATGTAGATTGTGCCATTGTGCTCGTAGACGTTGGCAATTCTGAACTCACACTGAGATACTTCGAGCTCAGCAGGAAGAGCAACGTAGATATCGCTCCAGGTGTTGGTGTCATAGTCATAGTAGACCGCTTCAACATTACCCATGGAGGCGTTGCTCATAAAGCAATAGGTCTTGTTACCAAGTCTGGCAGCACCAGAGAATTGAGCAAGGTCATCATAAGCAGTAAGGTCACGCTTAGCTGGCTCACCTTCTGCGGGAGTAGGAAGGTCTACCCTCTTCGGGAACATGAAACGGTAAGGAGCTTCAATCGGAGTAGTACCATTCATAATAATGGGGCGATAGCCACCATCGTCATAGGTAATCAGAACGGCCTCAGATGTACTCACGGCATGTACGGCATGTACAGGATAGGCTGTGGGTGGGGTCAGTGTAGCTTCCGCTGCGCTCAGACTTATCGGAGAACCCCAGGTAATACTATACCTTTTGACATCAGAACTGATTACCGCAAAGAGCTTCGAGCCGAATACTCCAGGCTTAGCACTGGTCGTCAGTGCAAGAGAGGTCTCACTGGCAGAGCCATCTACAACATACTTCAGGGTAGTGCCATCCACAAAGAACGTGACGAGCTTACTCAACGTAGCTGAGTAGGCAATCTCCTGCCGAAGTGGATTGTCGATAACTCCTATAGCGTCTGCTACATCTGCTATGGGATTGGCGTCATCAGTCCAGTCATCGAAGTAGATACGTGAAGGAGCTACCTCAGCCCTCATCAGTAGGTAGTAGCTGTTGGGGATATCAATAGCATTCCGCAGGAAAGCTCCAGTCGGGTCTATTAGATTTTCTGTCTTATCTACAGCTTGCGTGAAATCCCTTGCCATTATGAGCCCTCGTTATCCCTGATGTACTGTAGGTTTATCTGTACGATATGCCATGCGTTTGAACCCTCAAGCATGGTTGTGAGTGGTGTCGGTTCCAAAGAGCCAGTGAAGAAGCAATCAAACTTACTGCCATAGTGGTCAGTAAGAGTAATCACGTCAGAGGGAACTGCGTTAGGATTTGTCAATCTCCAGAGTGTCCTTAGGTCTGTCATGTCTCCATAGTCGTTACCCTGGTCGTCCTCAGGAACACGCAGGACGTACATGAATGCCCTGAGGATTGGGCCAGAGGCTTTGTCTGGAGTGCCATCTACGGCGAACCTGAGACTATCTGTACGTGGTTCGGGAACCTTCAGGTCAATCGCCTTGAACCACTTTATCAGAGAACCGTTGCTATTCTCAAGGACGATATACTTATTTGTAGCCATTACAGTTCCTCCTCCACAGCTTTGACGACATAGCGCTTGAGCTCTTCGTTGCCGATGTTGACGATAATCAAGGCTGGCTCACGTTCTCTCCTATCAGATGCGACAGTAGATTTCATGCTTGTTGAGTCCCATGGCTTGTAGGGAGTAATCTTGCCGTTGACGTTTGGAACGAACCATTCTGGCTTACCATGCTCACCAACCACTTGAGGCTCTCCAGCACCTATCGGGCTGCCAGTAGCAGACATGTGAACTTGTTGGATATGAGCATTCAATTGTGACGCTGGCCCTGTCCAGTCACTAGCAATTGGACAAGTGACATTGGGGTCATTACCAGAAGGAGGATTGCCACCAGACTGTGGTGTACCACCGAGAAGAGCTACCCACTCCTTGAGCTTGGTGTCCCAAAGGGTAACAAAGTCTACACCATTCTTCTGGATATCCTCAGTCATGGTCTGCTGTTCGAGCATGGTGGCACTGATGCCAGCTTGCAGGGTAGCATAGTCGGCTGCGTCCTGAGCTTGTTTAGCCTGAATGCCTACCATCTGTTTCTGGAGTTCCCACTGCTCACGCTGATACTCACGCTGAAGGTCACGTAGCTGAGTCTCCAATACTACACGTTGCTCGAAGAACTCTTTTTGCTTGGCGATGCCTTCCTCTTGGAACTTTTGATTTTCCATGAACTGTTGCTTCTGAAGGTCAAAGCGTTCATCCTCAAGAGCCCACATTTCTTCCTGGCGCTTGCGGTTCTTATCAATCTGGTCGCCTTCCTGGTCATGGGTAATCGTAGCACGAGACATCTGGCGCTCAGCCAATCGGCGGTCACGCCCTGTCATAAAGCGTACATTCTCCTGGAAGTCTTCGACTTGCCAACCCCACTGCTGGTTACGCTGCTGGTCTTGAGTAACCCAATCCTGGCGTGTCCAGCCACGCTGCATATTCATCTGCGTCTGCTGCATACCCCAATTTTGCTGAGCTTGCTGCTGCTGCATCTGGAGACCTTGCTCCTGACGCTGGAAGCCCCATCGCTGTTGCTCGTATCCAAGGTTCGTCGTCTGGTCTTGGATGCCCCACATCTGAGGCGTGTATTTCATAGCGAGAGCTAACTGAGCCGCAGAGTTGCCAGCATAGGCAGCTTGGTTCTCTGCCTGTTGTACCATAAGATAGTTCTGAGCACCCTGGAGACCAGCCATCGCAAAGTTAGTGCCAGGAACCTGATAGCCTTGCGAGAATGCCTGACCTACCCCGCCCTTCCAGTTCATAGATGAACCGAGGTTCTGTTGTAGCATCCCAAATAGTGGGTGTGATGCACCAGACACAGTGAAGGCTGGAGCGTTGAGAGGCATTCCTGCCATCCCCATCGGAGCATTCGGCCCCCAAATATCACGGCTTGCCATAAACCCTGGTATCTGAGTTTCAGTTCCAGGGATGTTCAAGCCATTGGCTACGCCCTGAGTAAGGGCATAGGGCTCGAATTGAGCTATACCCTGTATCATGTTCTTATAGTAATCGTTATAGGGTGTACCCATTGGCGTTACCCTGGCTTCTGGCATACCACTAGCTACCTCAGCTTGCCAGTTTAGCATAGAGAGAACATCTGCCTTCTGTGGTTCTCGTAAAGACCATCCCATCGCCATCTGTTCAGCGGCGGCAGCACCCCACTGAGTCTCCTTCGCAAACCTTGTGATTTGCTGCGGAGTTCTATTTGCCTGTAGATATTCCATCTGAGGCTGAGCGACACTATAGGGTACTCCCTGCTGCATAAGCATTTCTCTGGCAGCGAGCAATTGGTCTTGAGAACCCTGCTGTATAATTCTCTCTGATGGAACCATTGACTCCATCTGAGCTCTATAGTCCTGATAATATTGTTCTGTCTTTCCAGGTACTAGGGAGCGCTGCATAGCAACCGACTTAGCTAAGTCAGACATTTCATCCAGCATCTTCTGGAGCTCACCGACACTTTTCCCGCTGAGACCCTGCTGAGTAGTCCATGCTTCAGTGTCAGTCCTGCCAAGATAGTTAGACTGGATTGCGCCAATCTGGTTGACCAGTTGGCTTACATTCTCGGCTTTCTGAGACCTGATTGCCTCTATCCCTAACTCTTCCTGAGTGGGGGTATGTGTTAGCATAGCAGCGTTTGGCTGCTGGACATTCCACCCGAACTGCTTTTGCTGTTGCCACTGCTGCATTTGGTTCGTGAAAACTCCAGCCTGTGGTGTGCCAGCATACTGACCAAGGGTAGATGTATAGTTCTGTAATTGAGTCCAGTCCATGCCCTGAGTTGCATAGGTAGCGGCAGTACCCATTTGCTGAAGTACACCCTGTCCAGCCTCAAGATACTTGGACATCGTTGGCGTCATCGTTCCCATTGACTGAAGGAAGGCTTGACCTAGTTGTCCACCACCATATTGAGCTCCGTAGCCCCTACCAGTCAACGTCATAATATTTGACATCACCTCAGGTGACATACCAGTCTGCTGCATGTAGGCGGCTACCTTGGAGTACTGGTCTTGAGCAATGCCAGTGGAAGCGCCAAAGGAGTAAGCCTTCGCCACGGCCTCAGGAGAGAGCTCTGGATTTTCCTGAAGAATAAGGCGCATCGCTCTGATGTTGGCTTTGTTCGCTTCCTCTGCTGTAAGTTTGCCACCATGCATCGTACCAAGTTGAGAGACCATCGAAGCTGGTGTAGCACCACGGCCCATAAGGAAACCAACTTCTTGGTATCCCTGAGTAGCCTCTTTGGTTCCAGATGGATTTAGTATTTGAGCTATAGTGTCAGTAAGACTAAATATCTGACCTATTGCCTCGCCAGGAGTAGACCCAATCCTCGAAGCATAGGCCATTCTCTGACCTACAGGTTCAGGGTTCTGAGCTTTCTGAGCACCTGTTCCGATTAGAGATGCTGCCGCCAAAACTCCACCAATCGCTGGAGCGTACTTGGATAGCATAGAGTCTTTACCACCAAGGCTACCAATCCAGGCTGCATACCCAAAGCCACCAAGACCAGCTACGGCTGTATTGTAAACATCCGATAGCCCAGGTGTGGTTTGAGCAAATGTCTGAAGACCTGGAAGTCCCTGAACTTCACTGCCATACAGAGCCTTTAGGTTCTGTATACGTTGTGCCTGATTGTATGGCATGTATGGTGTGCCAGACATCTGTCCTGCTGCCCCGCCAAAGACGCCCTCTAGCTGAGCAGCCTCAGCGCCACTATAGGTCATGCCTCCAGTGGCTAAACCGAACATACGACCAGCGAACATCATACCCCATCCACCAAGAGCCTTGCGAGCCATGCCCCCAAAGCCAGCCAGTCCCCTTGGTTGTGCTTCTCCTGGTAGTACACCAGCCAATTCTTCATTTCTAGCAGCTTCAAATTTTGCTAGGTCTTCCGCTTGCTTGATGCCACGAGGAACAATACCAGCTATCCTCTCTAGCTGTCCTGTGGCATTTCGCTGAAGAAGACCAGCTTCCTCAAGAGGCCCACCCACCTTCTCGGTCTTTATCTGCGCCGATATCTGAGAGCCTTCTTTGACAAGTCGAGTCTCCTCGTTCTTGGCAGTGTTGTAATCTATGGAGCCCTTCCTTAGGGCTTCCATATTGTCGTATAACTTCTGAGATATTGTTGAAAGTTTCTCGAAGTGAGCAGCGAGAACTGACCCCATAGGAGCGCCAGCGGTATCTTTGGTCTTCGTGACCTCGAAGGCTTTGGATGCAGTGATTAGAGGTACTCCAGCCTGACCCTCTTGTGTTGATGTGTCACGCACCTGACGTGCCAAATCTATAACTTGGCTTCGCTGTGCCGCTGGTAATTTGTCGAAGGCTATTTGACTTTCGTTCTTGATGACCTGTCCAGCAAGTCTGTACATCTCGTGCAACTGCTGTCCTGGCTTCTGGAAACCACCAAATTTCTTGGTTATATCCTCGGAGCTCATATTAGCCAATGCCGCAGATGCTTCAGCTACAGTGGTAACTGAGGTTCCAGTAACAGCGCCTAGCTTTGCAAATAGAGCCTGATTAGCTGCATAAACTCCCCTATTCAGGTCTGGAGCGCCAGAACTCGTCTGTGGGAAGAATTGGTTGTACTGCTGTAAGAACCTGTTAGCTTGAGCGGTTGGGTCAACCTGTCCAGGCTTGGGAGCCAAAGGAACTCCACCACTTGGAGCAACAGGAGCACCAGTTGTGCCACCAGGGGCTACAGGGGTTCCAGCCGTAGGAGCGCCACTTCCAGTGGGAGGAGCGTATCTTCCAACCTGATTGACAAAATTGCTATTGTCAAGTCGTTTGTTTATCAGTTGCTCCATACGTGCCTTGCCAAGAAGAGTCGGAGCCTGACGTTGTTCTCCAGCCAGACGAGCTAACTCTTCTGCATCTTTTTGAGTATAGCCACCAAGAACTGGAGTGGTGGGTATGGCAGTGGGAACAGTGGTAGCGGCTGGAGGGGTAGCGGCGGGAGGTTGCACTGGAATAGTGGCCTGTTGACTCAGAGGCGTCTGAGCTTGAGTAGTACCACTAGTAGTACCAGTTGCTCCAGGCATAGGTGGCATAAATGGCATTCCTGCAAATGCAGAGCCCATACCAGACTGGATGACAGAGGGGCCTGTAGCCTGTGTCTGTGTCAAGTCCTGGTAAGCGCCTACACCAATCGAGCGTAGGGCTTTGTAGGCAGCACCCGCAGTATCCATCATCGCTCTCACATGAGAGAGAGGTTGTCCTGCCGCCTGTAATTGCTTCTGACGTTGTTCCCAATAAGCTGGAGCGGCTGCGGCGATGTCCCACATCTTGGCAAGCGACCTTGGTCTGGCAGCCAGCACATCTCTTGAGCCAGCGGCTATCTGCTGTGTAAGCTCATCGTGCTGTGTAGGGTTAGAGACATACGAAGTGGTAATCCCTGCGCCCCAATATCCAGGCTGATGTTGCTCTTCAATCATACCCTGAATAGCTCCGACATCGGCGTTAGCGCCCTTCTCGATTTCAGTAGCCAATGGACTACCAGCCTGAACGAATGTCGGACGAGAACCAAAGCGACCAGCCAATAAGTTCTCTTGTGCTTCTTTATATTCAGCCTCGGTCTCAAAGCGTGAGCGCAGTGGTTGGAGTATCCGCTCAGCGGCAGCTTCACCTTCTTTACCACCCCTGGCAACATCCTTCAGGTTTTCTTCAATTGTCCAGGGAGTAACACGTGACTGTAGCTTGGCTGCTGGTAGACGCTCTTTGATGATTTGCTCTCGTGTAATACCAGCGCTTACGTGCTTGAGTTCCTCGAATTGCATGAAGGACTCTTGCCCAGGTCTACGTACATTGTGTACAAAGTCTTCGGTTGCAGACACAATGGTTTCATGCTGCTGACCAGAGAGTTTACCTCTCCATGTGAACGGAGAAGACCAGGGGAACGCAGGATTGCTGGCTTCCACACTTTCGAGTCTACCAGTGTCTTCGTTATAGCGCATGGGATTGACACTCTTCCATCCAGCCTTTTCTCCCATGATAGCTCCAAGTCGAGCCTCCATGATAGTGCCAGCTTCTAGGTACTTATTCCCCTCAGATGGGAAAAGCATATTGGACAGCTTGAATGGATTTTGATATCCAAGGAACTTTCCAACAGAATAAACATTGGATGCAAGTAGGGACTGTTCACGATACTCTTGGCGAGGCCTCTTACCCAATGTGGTGTTAGTCTCGTATTTGGGGCCGACTCCAGCCAGGGCTGGAACTTCGTGACCACGTATCTCTACAGGCATATCTGCTACCTGTTCGTACATCGTGCCGAGCTCAGAGGTCAGCCCCATCTTACCAAAGCCCAATAGGTTCTGGATGTTACCCAATCCCCATGCAAGAGTATTATTGACACCCCTACCAAGGTTCTGAGCTCCACGCATGAACTTCATAGCTGTATCAGCAGGGAATAATTTACCCTTCATCATATTGAAGAGTGGTTGCTGAAGAGCGGCATTCTGCATGAGTAATTGCCCTTCTTCAGTCTGAGCAAATGCATCTGGAGGTTGCCACCCAGGTTCATTGAGAGCCTTCGATGCTACAGCCTTGCCGAACATAGCTCCGAGGATAGGCATATTGAACATCTTGAGGCGGTTTTCGTCCTGAGCGTAATTGGCCCTGAACCAATCCATACCAGCATCACGCATCGCCTGAGCCTTCTCGACTATCGTTCCCTTGCCCTGATAAGGGCCAGTGAGTGCCTCTTGTAGACTTGTCTGCTCATAGTACTGGCGCTCCATCTCCAAATTCGGAGTACCAGCGTTCCTGGCAGCCTGTATGTCTCTCCACATATTCACATCGAGTGGATTACGCCCTGATGCTGGAACAAACGCTCGTGAGCCTTCAGGAGAGAAGTCGCTTGCCAGAAGTTCTGGAGTTGGTAAGAACTGCTTGCCCAATAAGTTGCTTGGCTGGATGGCAGAGTAGAGCATGTTCTGAGTAGTCTGCATGATACTCGCCTTGTCCAGGCGGTTATTCTGAGCAGCCTTACTCGTCCAGTTTATATCGTTCTTGTCATTCGTCAAACCCCATCCCATGCCAAGGGTTCCAACGCCACCGCTAGTACCTGTTGACAAGAAAGACTTTTGGTACATCTCCACCAGTGGTGTTGGGTTCTTGGCTAAGATATCCAAGAATGGCTGGTATAGCTGAGCACGAGTGCGGCGAGCTTGCATGATTTGTTCAGTCGTCCATCCACTGACGGATTGCTGAGCTTCTCTTGCCCTAGTGTAGTTATAAGTACTACCCATCATGGTCTTTGAGCCCGACCATGTTTGTAGGCTTTCCTTGAGCATCTGGTATGGATATAGGCCAGCTTTGTCGTACTGTGTACCCATCAGCTTAGCTATGGCAGCCATGCCACCAGAGCCAGTCTTTAGAATGTTCTGATAGAGCGGGTCAAATTGCTCACTCATGCCAGAGGGAAATAGTCCCTCAAGTATCTTGCGATAAGGGACACCAGCGACCTCTCGAAGACCAGTCTCAACGCTTGGTCTGAGCTCGCCCTTTCTGGTGAATGCCCCAAACTGTACGGACAAATTTCCACTCTTCCCACGGCGAGCACTTGTGATGCCCATCGCAGCCCACAACTGGTCTAAGTCAAAGTCGCCACCAAGAATGGAGGATAGTCCAGCCCCAATACGAAAGACGGAGTTGGACATACCACTTGCAATAGGCACTGCCGAGCCCCTACGTTCTAGCTGTTGACTTGTGACAAGGTTGCCAAAGAACGCAGAGCCCTTACCTTCTAGCAGAGGCCATCTACCGCCAGAGATAGGAAGCCCCATCTCTTTGACGTATTGCTTCACTGCTGAGGGCATCCGTATCTTGGAGTTCTTACCCTGGATAGCGTTCCACATCTGGTTTACGTCTTCTTCAGTTGGTTCAACACCAATGCCAGTAAGACCATGACGAATAGATGCTCTGGCGAGCTCTTCAGGAACATAGACCTCGTTCTGTTTCAAGCCCTGCCAGTATGAATAACGAGCGTTTGTGATAGGCACATCGCTTCCGAACAGTGCTTTATTGCCTTCGGTCTTCACGCCCTCGGAGAGTCCAAACCTCTTAGCGAGGTAGTTATATATCTTATTCCCACCAGACATGACAGCATCGGGGTCATGGTAAGTAGAACCCTCAATGCCCTGGCGAATAGCACCCTGAGCCATGTTCCATAATCGGGTCTTATCTTCTCCAGTGACACTCTCTTCTGCCTGAGTACGAATGGCATGAGTGGATGGTAGGTAGTACCCTGGCGCTGTCTCAAAAGCAAGAGGTCTGGTCTTCAGGGTATCAGGTTCTACATTCGGGAAGTATTCCTGAAGTTTAGACTCGAAGGCTGTCAATCCCGCAAGGGTCGAACCACTCCTACCAAGGGATGACATCAAGCCCACGTCCGATGACATCTTGCTCGCCATCTGCTCAGTGATGGTTGTAGACTCTGGTATTTCAAAGCCTGAGGTTCCTCTTGCCCTATCTACCATGGATAGAGCGGTCAATTGAGCCGCTCCCCATCGTGCAGGGTTCCTCATCTCGTGTATCTTCTGAGCCTCAAGCCCACGTGACAAATTACCAGCAGCTTCAGTATCAAGAGTGGACAGTCCAAGAGCAGCAGCGTAGTCAGGAGCCTTGGCTGTAAGTAGTCCAGCGATTTCAGCATTAGCTCTACCACCACCGCTCCACTCTAGGCCAGCACTGGATATACCTGTAACCGCAAAGCCAGGGATACCATGCGTCCTCATCCTCTGACCATTCTCGGCTTGCGCTGCAAAGCCAAATTGTTTCTGAAATGCAGCTTCAGACTCAGCAGCACCCATGTTGGGATTGGCAAGCTGATAGGGAGATAGAAGGGTCTGATACTCTTGCTCTTCATACATCCTGGATACCTGGGTGGTCATGTCCGAACCCACAAAGCCTGTGCCATATCTCCTCAGATTTGTAAGGTTCTGAGGAGACTGAGCCATGGTGTTGAGTTCAGTCTCAGACATCTGAGAAAGTTGCTGAGTAGTTCTACCACCAAGAAAGATGCGCTGTAGGATATCTCTACCAACCTCATGCGCTGGTAGTCCCATAAGTTCACTCATGCGGTCAATATCAAGACGAGCCGCAGGGTTCTGAGCCCTGGCTGTTCTGGTCTCTCCAAGCACTGTAGTAACACCCTCGTACTGTTGTGCAAGAGCCTGAGCCTCTGCACCAGTCTTCTGAAGCTCAGATAATCTGAGGTCTTCAGCGTACTGAGAGAGTAGTCTCTCTTGTCGAGTGGCATTCAATCCACCGAGGGAAGTAATCATCTTCTCTGGTAATGACTTTATTTCAATGGACGTTGTAGTGATGGGAATAGGCGACTTTGTGCCAACGTTGATTACTGGTCTGCCAGCTTCTTCGGTAAGACCAATCTTCTCGCCTTCTCCAGCCCACTTAGCGTTTACGTCAACGAATGAGTTAGGAAACTCCAGGTAAGCCTTATTGACTGTCTCGTTGGTAGTAACACCAAACCCAAGCCTCGCCTGAAGTGCGGCTATCTCTTTGTTGGTAACTTCTCTGAGCTCACCAGCAGCAAGACGGTCAGGGTCATAGGACTCGCCATAGCCTGAGTACGCATTACGATACTTAGGGATGACTAGCTGGTGTTGACCAAGGATAAGGTTTTGAGCTCCCATGCGTTCCTCAAGAGGAACTTCTGGAAGGTTCTCAAGTTGACCTTTCTGGTTTACTATCCTGCCCATGGAGACATTCGCATAAGTCCACTTATTGCTTGATGGAACAATCTCTCCAGCGTGGTGTGGGACATTGATATTGATATCACCCTGGATTAGCCCCTCAATGTTTTCTGCAACAACGTAGCTTGGGGTCTTACGAAAACCCATTGCGCCAATCTTTATCCCCATATTCTCTGGATAAAGTGTACCGCCTCCAGGTTGTAGGGCTTCCTGTGGGGTATAGAGATTAGTCGTGACAAATCCAGCCTCAGGGATACGACCACCTACCTGTGCTGTAGTAAGGCGATAGCCAGCACCAAAGCCCCTTTGCGGAATGGGGGTTGGAGCTATTGGCTGTCGATTGAAGTCCAGGGGTTCGGCTGTATCTCTGCCCTCAATAAGGTTCAAGTGCTTTGACATCGAAGACGTAGGCAGATATCCGAGGTTGCCCCTGGCTGCATAGTGGAAGTACTCACGTAAACGGCGGGTCTCTCCACCACTCATACCTCTGTCCTGAGCGTAACCATATTCTCTCAGGGCTGAGCCAAAGGTGGATGTATAGTTGGGTTGACCAGGAGGAGCCTGTACGTAGATGGGAGCATTGGTCTCTATCGTATGATAGGTATACTCATTCATACGGCGAGCCTGTTCCATCTGAGCAACACCAGCGGCCTTCTCATCTGCAAAGACGTTGGATAGCTGAAGAGTCTTAGCAGCATTCTGGACAAGCGATGGAGCGGAGCGTTTATTGATGAGCATCGTTCCAGCGGCTACCGAGATGTCTGCATTCTCGTCAGCACCTTCAGCAGCGATGTTGTACAAATGACTCTGCACGTCAGCATTAGTGTTGCCCTGAGCTCTTTCAGTACGGACTGTCTCGAATGACGTGGAGAGTGCCGCAGCAAAACTAGCTGTCGGGCCTCGTAGTACCTGTTGGATAGTAAATGGGTCTTTAGCGGTTCTGGCACGATTGCCCTGCTGAGCACCTAGCTGATAACTTCTTTCAAGTGTGCCAGCGAACACATAGCCATAATCGCCTCTACGTGTCATCAACTGCGGAGCCCACTCATTCACAGGGGCAGCATTTTGATTGCCATAGTTGGTGGTAAAGTTCGATTGTGCAGGAAGATTTATATTGAGATTGGTGGATACGGTCTCGTTGCCACGAGTATGCGAGATGTGAAAGAAACTCGCTTCTGGTAACACCTGACCACGTGGGGTCTTGCGCTCGATGTACGAAACTGCGTACTCTGGCCCCAAAATGGACTCAAGATATTTCCCAAAGTCCTGCATGTTTGGCTTATTGAAATTGGCTGGCATAACTCCCTACTTCCCTGCTAGAGCAATTTGTGTCTTTTCTACAGTAGCCCATTCTTCAAGGAACTGTTTTATTACACCATGCTCTTGCACCCACCAAAATGGTTGGTCTAGCAAACCGCCAGCGACATAAGGAAGACCTAAATCCCTGGCTTGTTCATAACGAGTAAGGGCTTCAGGCTTCTCTAGTCTCTCTTCAGGTGGTATCTTGCCACCCGCTCGAATTTCATTACCTTGTCCGAAGTAGTCCCACAGATACGTTTTGAGAGCATTCATCTGTTGGGATAAAACTATTCCCCCAAGTCGGTGTCGCCCACGCCTCCCATAATCCAGTGCGGGTTCATCTCTTGGACTTTTGAATGAATTTCGGCGGCTGTCTCATCGTCAAGTGTGCCAAAGGCATCGTTGAACTGGTCAGTTCTCATGTCCAGAAACGGCCCATTAGCATCACTCTTGAAGCGAAACAGAGGTTCTTTGCCATCAGCCTTGGTGATATTGCATCCTACCAGTGTCAACTCGACTTCCTTGGAGATAAGGTCATACAAAGGAAGACGGAAGATGACACGCTCTTTCCCGCCGTTATTGTCGGCAAGCTCACGAATGTACTCCGCAAACAGCTTACTACGCAGGGAGTTCTGCCGTACTGTTGCCAGACGGATAGTGACAATGGTCTTTTCATCGGTTGGAATACCTTGGCGCTCGTCTAGCTTCTCAAGTTGAAACTCTTTTGTCTCAGGTGGTGATACACGTGCTGGCATGTTAGTCTCCTAATGTACTCGTTTGAGATACCCCGAAGGGTTCCATGTGATTAGATATTGCTCGCATTCTCGGTCAACCTCAAATGCGTGGTTCTCTTTCAAGAAGGTCTGTATAGCTGGATAGGGGCCGCTGTAGTTCCTTGGTAGTCCATGATTGGCGATACTGTCTTCCACGATGTAATAACCACCCTTCTTTATAAGGGGTGAGTATAATCGTAGACAAGCAAGTGTATGCTTTTCGTCATGGCTGGAGTCCTCGATGACTATGACCTTCTCAGGAAATTTTATTTGCTCAAGTATTTGAGGTAAGACATCCAGGGCTGCCCCTGTAAGGAACATACAACGTGGATGCTGTCTCGCTAATGGGTATATTTTATCACAGATATCAACACTGATGATACGCCCCTTGCCTATTCTGTCAAGCCAGTGTGCCATCATTAGAGCACTGCCACCAAACTTACTGCCAATCTCTATGATGACATCTGGCTTATAGTTGAACAGGAGTTGCTGATATACCCATGCATCCAGAGGAAATTTGTAGGTTGGGATGCCGAAGTATGTCGCTTTCTTCAGAATACCATCTTGAATGTGTCGAAACACAGTTTCAAGGTCTACTCTTTTCTCAACAGCCTGTTCGTGAGTAATCATTTTCGTGTAGCGCTCCAGATGCGACCATAGGTGTGATAGTCCTTCCATAGACCAGAAGGTATCACAATTTCGTCAATGACCTTGGTGACACCCACTTGGCGTGTATGGTAGTCATGGAAGGCGATATGTCCACCAGAGGGAATGAACCCAAACCAAGCAGTGTAGTCTGCAAGTACATTTGCAAACTTGTGGCTTGCGTCAATGAAGAGCAGGTCAATGGGTTTGGTGCGCCGAGATGCAGCCTTTAGGCTGCTAATCATCTTTGGGATAACAAAATCACTCAGACCCATCTGAGCCACTTGGTCTTGGAATATCTGCCAAGTTTCCTCACTGGAGTAGTGAGCGAAGGTCTTGCCAACACCCTTTGTCCAAAGGTCAATGGCATAGATTTTGGCTGTGTTATTGCCAGCCTCTTTAGCAGCAGAGGCCATAACACAAATCGACTTGCCACGGTGGGAGCCAATCTCAACAATACATCCACCCATGGGGATATTCAAGCCAAGCCACGAAAGATGCTTGACCTCAATATCGTTGATGCCTGTGGTGCTACCCTTGTCGCCAGACAAGAGTGCATTCAGTTCATCATGTTTGTTCAAAATAGAAAGCTGTTCCATCTCGTTTACTCCTTATGTATTCTGTTATTGCCCTAGCAGCCCTCTTCGCAGATTTGCCCATGTAGGGATACAACTCATCAATCATCTTGAGTCTTTGTGGATAAAATTCTTCTGGATGAGCTATGGTTCTACGAACTGCTGTTAGTAGCTGGCTAGGTTTGTTCACACAAATTCCTATGTCTGTGTAATCCCAAAACCTTATTCCCCAATGTACATCTCTACGGAACCAAGGTGCGTTCAATATTATAACAGGTTTACCAGTACAGGAAAACTCGTACATCGTTGACGATGCATCGTTGATATAGATATCGCAACGCTTCATAATCTTACTGAAGTCGGGCTCGATGTCAGTAATACCACAGTTGTTATAAAGCGGAATTAGCTTATTGATGATTTTGGGGTGTCCGTGTCCTACAATATGAAATTTCTGTGCAAGTTCTGGAAGTATCTCCAGGTAGAAGTCAAAGGCGTTTCCAGCCTCAGGACAAACGGCTTTACCGTCCCAATGAAAGGATATCCCAATTGTAGGATTTTCTTTCTTGGTTGGCATCTCTAGTGAGATGGTATCCATCTTTGGAGTACCTATAATAACCTGTGGCGCTGTCGGGAAAGTCTTAGCTGTCTTATCGTATATATTCTGATTTGGAGGAAGGAACAATGATACTTTACTACGCAAGCCCTCTCCACCACCATAGCCTGGATGTACTTCAAAACTAAGTCCTACCCCATGCTCCATGAGAAAGAATGGTCGCATAGAGAATTGATGCCACGCTTGCTCCATATCCCCATAAGCACAGGTAACGATTGGCGACATGCCTGGAGGTCGTACTAGGAGTTTGTTCCCTCTTACGCTATGGGAGTGTAGGGTCTCGTACTCAAAGCCCTTGGTTTTAGCATATTCTTCAATGCATTCAGGAATATAAAACGTACCACGCTCAGATGGTCTGAGCTCGTTCCAAACTGGTAATAAATGGTCTATAAAATGAGTTCTACGTGCAAAGAAGTCGGGCTTCATAGCCCAAGACGGTTTGTGTACCGTGGGTGCGTATTCTGCCATGTCTCCACCTTGGTAGCCCTCAGAGGAGGGCTGAGGGCTACCTATTCAATTGTGGTGAAGGTTATGAGCCAGCGGAAGGCCAGACGTAACTGGCGGTCTCATTCTTCAGGATAAAGGTTGCGTAATCACCAGCAGTGGGTTCGAGAGCCGTACCAGTGAACCGAGCGATGATAGCCTGTCCACCAGCAAGCTGGATGGGGCCATTCATCTGCCACATGATGTTCTGTGCGGCGATGTTCAACTGGAACTTCTGCGTTCCTGAGCCAGCGATACCAGTACCAAGCATCGCAACGTCCATGGAGCCTGTCATCGGGTTTGAAGACCAAGTTGTGCCGACATTACTGCCAGTCAAGATGGCCTTGTACAGTCCAGGGTTGTTCCATTTGATTGTGCAATCAAATGTAATCTGGCGCTGGAGGATAGTGATATCTTCCAGAGCAGGAGACCCATAGACCTTCTCCTGACGGATGTCAAGGTTCTGGTTTGCGAAGGTGACACGAGCACCAACAACAGGGAGTTCCTCTCCAGTCAAGCCACCACCAGTGAACTTGATAAAGCCACCGAGCTCACAACCAACGGGGATTGAGTCCCAGTTTTCGTAAGCGGCGTTTTGCCAAGACCAGCCAGCGATGCTGTCTGCGAGTGCGAACTCACGTCCCATGAAGTCCCACCGAGCAGTGATGGGCGAGTCGTTGGGCAGGGTGAGAGCGAGGGCAATCGGTTTTACATCGGTATAAAGCTCACCGATATCCGTGTTGGGGTCACTCTCTTTCATGGGGATATATTTCCGCAGGGAAAGCCAGCGCACGAAGCTCTGGTCAGACGCAAGCGGTTTGAAGGTGTGTGTATACACACCACTGGCGGGCGCTCCAGTAGAGCAATCTCCGAGGGTTGCGTAAAGCAACCATCCGAGAGAGTTCTCCAGACGAGGCATGAGTTCCACGCCTCCACCCACGACATATCCTGCCTTATAGGGGAAGGTAGGGAACGGGCCTGAGCCGATTTCCATCGGGCCTACCCGAATATCATCATTCACGCCGAGGTCGATGAGCGTAGCCTTGTGCTTCCAGAAGAGAGTCGCAGCCTCTTCCATCGCACCCTGAGGGCCAAACCCAAAGACACCAGCTTGAGCAGTTACAGCCATTTTATCACCTCATAGTCGTAGAGTTAGTCCCATGACCTTTCTGTCAGGCACTCCCATATCAACTTACCTCGCCAGAGATAAGAAGTGGGTGGCCCTCCAGACTGGTACATGGAGTTTTGGGTATGGAACAGCTTGACAGCGTGTTCCCCGAAGTCATCAGTAAGTCCTGACATGTTGAAGAGCTCGATGTTGCTTTGTATCCGTCCGAGGACGGTATAAGCCCTATCACGAGCTACTTCTTCTTCCAGGTTCTCAATGATAAAGAACAGTTCCAACCTGACAACACCTCTTCGATACCACATCTGCGAGCCCCCTATTTCACGAGGGGCAAGTGAGAAAGCGAGCTTGGTGTCGTTGTTGGTAGGGTTGCTCACAATCGAGTCCATCAAGTTAGGGTCTTCCAAATCACCACCCTGTACAGACGCACGAAGCGCAGTAGTGTTAGGGTCTTCTTGGAAACGACCATACTTGACTACGGTAAGCCTTGTGGGGTCTCCGTAGGGTATCTCAGCGATGCAGATACGATTTAGTTCATCTACAATCCGCTGACATATCATGGGTACGATGTGATTGTTAGCCATGAACGCCTCTTATCCTGGCTGGCATACGTTCCATCTCGATGCGGAAGCGTTCTAGGTAGTATGTGGACATGTCTCTCATTGGGTTCATTATTGGTGTGCCACTATCTACCTGTACATTCCACTGTCGGATGTTAGCTGCCGATGACGATTTCTCAAGTAGAGCATAAGACGCTGCGTAGAACACGATTGCTCGTGTACACCATGCAGGGGACTCTAATTCGTCCTCGTCATCCACAGGAACCGCCCACGTTGCGCCATACAGGAGAGTTACATTTCCGACTGGCGCATTGGCGAGACTGAGACTTCCCTCAGGATACTCCATCCAGTCCTGGTTCGAGTTTAGGTCAGAGCCAGGACTATCACCAGCGCTCAGAGTGTTCTGTTTCAAATAGCGACCAGAGTCAGTATCCAAGACCGCCGTTATACGGTAGAGGTCTGCGGGTAACTCGAACTCTGTGATGTTACTATCTGCCTCAAGAACTACCTCTGAGCGCTTGAATACCCAAGGGAGTATGGCTTCCAAAGCAGCAACTATTCCGTCATTGACAAGTGAAACACCGTACTGCTGTGCAGAAGGGTCTGCCAGCACACGGTACACTTTAGCTCTGACTTCGGAGAAAGTTGCCATCAGAAACGCTCCTAGCTACCCAACCGCCCTTTTAGACGGACGGAACCAGCCGAGAAGACGACCTCGAAGACCTCTGGAGCGTAAGGCTGATGCCCCATGCGGTCATTCCAGGAGAAGCGGTAAATGCTCTCCAGGTCATCAATCGGGGGAGGAGTGTGCAGACGGATTGGGGCTGCAACACCCGTTACGACACCCTGAGGCCCACCAACGAAGATTGACGCATGGACATTGAAGCCCTTGGTCACGTAACCGTAGTTAGCGCCTTCGATGATGGTTGCGAGGTCAGCCATGATTGGCTTGTCCAGGCAGATGCGGTCATTACCAGTGTCGATGGACACTACACGCCGATACTGGTTGGAACCATCAAATGGGTCAACTGAGCCAGTCGCACCATAGGAACTGGTCTTGCTGGTGTGAATGGTGATGATGTCGTTCACCTGAAGATTGCTCTCCAGTGTGCCTGTGTCTGGACTGGTGTCCAGTTGCAGATAGTGGACGATACCACCAGAAGTCTGACCGACTTTGTACGTTCCATCAACCTTGGTTGAGGCAGGGTTCGGAGCGCCATCGCCAGCATGTGCCGCAGCAGTGATGCCAGCCTGGAACTCTACAGTTCCAGCATTCCACAAGACGAGGCGTGGGGACTCCACGAAGCGCACGTTCTTGTAGGTTCCAACTTCGTACTTGAACAGAGAGCCTGGGGAGGCATATTTCGCCACTTCCACCCAATCGGGGTCTTTCTGTAAGTCGAAGATTACTCCAGGCGTGGTGTAGCAGATCACTGCACCAGCGGAGCCATCGGGGTTCAAAGCGCCGTTCACTTCACGGTACTTCATACCAAGCTGGATGGTCGGGGGGATTGAGATGTCCATGACATCCGTAGATATCATGTCACCAAAATCGGTTGCGGAGCCAGCGTAGTACACGTACCCTGTGTGGGCGAGAGCACCTTCAATCAGGGCGTTACGTGCTAAGTAGTCATGCACGTCAACGATGTTTGCACCCAAGACCTGATTGAGGATGGCACGTAAACCTTGGGTTCCGTTTGCCTTCCAGTAGGTCACTAGGTCATCGTACTCATGCATGGCAACTTTCCCGCCATGATGTTGGAAAGTGATTTCGATTGCCCGACTGTCAATATGCATGGCAGGGAGCCACAGTTGACGAGTCGCAATCGCATTGTAGTTAGCATGAGGTTCCAGCACTTGCGTGACTGTCATGCTAGTCGCACGAACATCTGCGAGGTTTCGGGCATACGTCACAATGTCCGAGAACAAAGAACGTGTGCGGAAGAGGGCCAACACGTCAGGGTCGTACCAGACACGTTGGTTCTTATCCAGAACCTCGACAGGATTGTCGGCATAATAATCAGTGATAGGGTCAGCCATTTCAATACCTCTCTAGGGGTTTAGGGTTTGGGTTGCGCCTTCTTAGCCTGTATTGCATCCCATTTGGCTTGCCACTGAGCCGCTTCTTTGGGGTTGCGTCCCATGGTTTCCATCAGCTTCTTCCAGACGAAATCCTCAGACTCATCGCCAGCGTTTCCACCTTGGTTCCCAAGGTCTGTATTACCACTACCTGGAGGGGTAGCACCAGACATCAGGTTCTTTAGGTCAACGCCTAACTGACCAGCGAGAGTCTCACGGAACTGAGTGAGCAATTGCTTCGACTCAGCCTCGTCCTTGCCTTTGGCAATCAAGCCCTTGGCTTCCCACTTGGCGAGCTCAGGAAAGTCGTTCATAATGAGCTTCGCACGAGCAAGGTCGCCTTCAATGGTTGCTTTACCGCCTTGCAGCGCAATCATTTGATTATTCAGGTCAGTGACCTGTTTCGTCAAGGCAGCCATCTGGCTATCCTTGGTAGTGTGACCGAGCTTCGCTTCTTCAAGCGCAGCCTTAGCTTCAGTAAGTTTTTGGGTAGTATCCAATATTGATTTATCGGATGTTTCCTTCAACTTATTGTAAGTGGTCTGAAGGCCCTTGTAGGAGCCTTCCCAATCAGTACCACCAGATGGCGCTCCACCTGTTCCACCTGTACCTCCAGCGGGGGCTGGAGCACCAGGGGTCGGGTCGGGCGAGTTTCCAGGGGCTTGGTCAGTCATTCTATTACTCCTTTGTGTCAGGTTTAGGTTTTGTGGGCGGTTTCGGCTTTCCTGCGCCGCCAGCACCCACCATAGCGGGTGGAGGCATCGCATCAGCACGAATTTCCGCTAATTCCTTGATTTGAGCTTTGATGGCAGCGTACTCGCCTTCAGGGTCTTCAATATCGTCAAATTGAGCCAATAAGTGCTCTAGTGAGCCCAAATTGCCTGAAGCACGACTGACCATCTCGTTTACGAAGATTTCTCTGTCTCGTGGAAGCACAGGAGCCCATTTGCGCTCTATACGCATATCCAGCACTGCCTCAGGTAGTGTAGGCAGTTTCCATTGACTTCTGACAGCTTCAGGGACAGATAAAGTCATCTTCAGTAGTAAATTATCCATAAGTGCAAGAGCATCAGCCCATGCAATGCGTTCCATACCTGTATGCGACCACAAAGGCCACATACGCATCGCCAGGGTCAAGGCGCTCCTCTGAGAGCCTTCATCCTCGCCATCAGCTACCGCAGGGATGAAGGCCTCTCTTCGGAACTGATTGTAAAGCTGCTCATTGAGTTCCTTCATGGACGTGGAGGCTTGAGCAGCGCCTAGCTCACTCATGTCAGGGTCTCCCTCTTTGCCAGTGATGGACGGATTTGGGGGAAGTTGGACAACCCTAACTCCTGGAGCTAGTTCGTACACATCGGGACGACCTGAGGTGTTCTTGATGACATAATAACGATGGCTGTCATCACTTACAGCGTCACCATAGTCGGCAATACGCTTATTCATCTCTTCTACGATACCCTGGACGTTCTGAGTAATCAGACTGTCTCCGTAGAAGCCACTGGTACGAACATGGGGGATATACCAAATTGGCACAGCCCCAAACTTGTTGTCACCCTGATAGTAGAGATTTGCAGCCGTAGTGGGGTCTGACTTACCAGTAGGAACCAAGCGACCATTTATAGTCACTTCATAGTAGTCAGGCTGCCAGTACTCGACATAGTAGACGAGCTCATCAGGTGGAAACTCCATGCCATAAAGTCGGAAGGCTTCATGTGGAGAAATGGCTCGAACTATCCAGCCTTGCTCTAGTCTGAACTGGTCTCCCGACATAGGGATACCAACGAAGTTTCCAGGGTGTACATCTTCAATTCTGAAGGGAGAAGGAACAAATTTGGCTTCAGGGACGAAAGATAGCTTGAAAACACTACCTCCGTACACCTGAGCGTTGATACCATTCGTGAGCATCAAAGAACGACCACTATTGTTGTACCAGACACGATTTATCCAGTCCTGACCAGCTTTCGCCTCTTTCTTCATGTTCATGTCGTCAGGATGCAGAATAGCGGGTGCTAGGGGTCTGGAGTCGTCTTTTGTCTCGCCAAATAGGGCATAAGCGTGTTTGTAGACCGCTCCACGAATAGGATTTATCTTTATAGGGTATTTCTCAACGGTACGTCCACCCTGAACCTGTCTCTCGTTCAGTTTGTCGCCGTTGAACCAAGACTCAAGCTCGTCATACTCCATGCGCTTAGAGTGCCATTCACTTTCAGGAAAATCGTGAATAGAGCCCAGGTTGAATACTCCGAGCTTTATTTCTCCAAGAAGTTCATTTACTTTTATGAAATTAGGCACAGACACTCCTCACACGAACTAACTTTGAGCAAAACTAGGTTATTTGTCATGTGTTGTTTCCGATGTCTGAGCTTTGTTAGTGTATTATACATTTTCAGGGTTGTCAAGTACTCAGACGAGTCTGAGTGCCTATTCCTCGTTCTTTTTGAACTTCGAGCGCAGATATTGACCAAAACGGAACAAAAACAGGTTCCAAGAGAAACGGAAATAGCGCCTTGCATCAAGTTGGACATGTGCAAGTGCAATAGCGTTCACGTCAGGTGCTATTACGGTCATTTCTACCCAGGGAACGCTATCGGGTTCGAGATGAAGATGAATTTCACGAACATGGTCTATCCGAGTACCATCTTCCATGAAAACTCCATTATCCCGACCTGAATATGTGCCATCGCAAGTGATTTTGACCTTATTGAATTTTCTATTGCTCATAGTACCCATTTCTCAAGCTCCCTTTGTTCTTTCAACTTCTCTTTCTTGTACTCCCTAGCATCAATGACCTGTAACCACTTCACGTGGTATACCGTCATGCCATACATGCACATGGATGCAACAAAGAATAGTACACTTCTTACAAAAAGCTCCGACATCTGAGACAAACCACCCCAAATGCCGAGTAAGAAGAGCACTTCTACGCTCCAGAGGCAGAACCAAGTACCAGGATGGTCACGGTATCGGAGTTTCAGGATATGTCTCCTTCTCCCATTGTTCGTAGGCTGTTACAGCGAGGCTCAGCCACGTTTCCTCTTTACCTGAGCGCTCGTTGCCATGAGCGAGCAATCGTACCACAACGCTTGGGGGAAGTTTTCCTTTTCGTCCTTCGAGGATGCGTTTCATGCGAGGATTTACTTCCTTCGGGACTTTGAGCTCCTCTTTGAGAGCTTTCAAGAACTCTTGTAGATGGTCTTTGGGTGGCATGTCACACCGCCTCGTATGTAGCATCAAAGATGTCTGGCTTGCAGGGATAGAGTTCGCCCTTTACGCCACGAATAATCCAGTCGTTTTGAGTCCCTATCATCAATCCCTCAAGTGTAGGTATCATCAAACCGATTGTTTCAGACCAGGACTTATCGGGAGTTGGTTTCCCATCTGCCCCAATGAAACACCCTTCGGGCTTGCCTTCTTTGAGGCCTCCAATACCAACAAAGTCACACATTTCGCTCCAGTTGTCCCACCTGAGTTGAACTGCCTCGATTACTACTGGTTTCTTGCGGAATTTAGCCATGTTATCGCCTCACGATAATACGAGCTATGGAGTAGCCAAATCCAGTACTGGATATGACTATCATGCAAAGCAATCCAACTCTGATTGCTCCATCCTGTACAAAGAAGTACAGGATAAGCGAACCAATGAACAAGACCAAGAACATCAGTGCTATCATTACTCTGTCGAGCTTTGTTGCCATGTTTTATCTCCTAAAGTTTCTGTCTCTGTTCCGTATGTCACGGTTTTTGTTGTGCTCAGCGTCTATAGTCTCTCGTGGACGCAGGTTGACGGATGTTTCTTCCAGCAGCTTCGAGTAATGCAAGAGTCTCTTGGCTGTTGTTATTCTCGTCTTCCGCTCCAACATTATAATACGCTCGAATAACGAATGCAGCCATAGCGAGAGTTGCGACAATATCTTGTGCAATTTTTGGCTCTCCTCCTCG